AATGTTTTCTGCAAGGTCTTCACGAATCCTCCCTGCTTCTGTAATTCTTCCTTCAAATTTTGCGACATCTTCTTCTAAACCAGCTTGTCTTTCTTCTTCTTTTGTAACAAGAGACTCATTTAATCTTCCTAGTTCAGCTTCTGCTGCTCTATTCATCTTTCCTACTTTTTCTTTTCTTGATCCACTATAATTATCTACATTAAATGTAGCAACTGTTTGTCCTGTTTCGTTATCAATAATTTTAACTCCAGTAGTGACTCCTCTAATTGAGCTTCTTGTTTTTTGTATTGTATATCTTCTCATGTGAGACCCCTATAAGTTCTGTGATTGTTTTAATTCTGAAAAATACCAATGATCATTTAATTTTATAGATATATAGACTTTGCCATTTTGTTGACATAAACCCATATCTCCTGGACTACCTTCTGCATCTGTAAAAAAACCTTGCTTTGTATTTAACATAACATCTTGTTTTTTATCAAGTTCCGTAAATAATACATCTTCGTTAATTTCTTCTATCATGGATTACTTCCTAATAGAGAATAATCAATGTCTATTGAGTCTATTTCAAGGTTACTTGCAGTAGAAGTAATTTTCAACACTCCTGTTTTACCTACTGCTGAAAATGTCTTAGAAGCTGATTGAATAGAATTTTGAGAAGGAAAATCTAAGGTGACAACAGGAGATGAAATTAAAACTTGTTCCAGGTCTTGATCTAAATAAAGTCTAAATCTTAATATAGAGGAAGCTTTATACACAACAGTAATTTTTGTAAATCGTTTTTGTACATCAGGTGAGTTAAAGTCAAAACGTTTTGTTTGTACAATCGCCTCACTAGAATCTGCCGAGCCTGTATTAATTTCCTTTACTTTAATTGATATTGCCATTAGTCACCATGTGTGTATTGAGCGCGTAAATCGCTATTAATTACAAAATTACTTCTATTAACAGAGCTACTAATTTCTCGTAAAACCCAACTTCCATTGTCCATATTCATAACATACATAGTAGTCGCATCATTATCAGGTACAAAGATTAATTCATTATCAATCCCATCGTACCCTAAAGCGGGTCTATCTAACGTTAATGCTTGGTAATCTTTTTTAATGTTAAATGCTAACTCGCGTACTGAAGTATTATTCACTACATGAATAGATTGTTTATTAGCACAAACTAATCCCATTGGAGTTTCACAAACTGCATTTTTATGTACTGCACCTACTCCAGTAAAAACTCTTTCTATCTGATGTTTTTCATTTAACACATAGGTGTTTCTTGTTTTGAATACAAAAATCTTGTTCCGATATGCGATAATCTTAACAATCTCATCTCCATCATTTCTTCCTACATCAAAATAACGTGTAGGCATAATCTCATCTAACTTATAAGGATCAGTATAATAAATCTGATTTCTTTCACGAGCGGTTTGCCCGTTTTCATCTGTAGTATCAATGTTAGCATAGTATGCTTTATTGTTTAGTATAGTTGAAGTATTCCATTTAATTTCATTTAACGTGGTACTAGATGCTCTTCCTGTTAACGAATTATATGTTGCTAATTTCAATCCATCATAGGGAATCCACCAAGTAGATACTTTTGTAGTAGAAGTGCTTGCGACATATGCTCTTGAAGTACCTATATTAAATGCTCCTGATGCTTCATTTCTAGTGTTAACCATAGTGATTGCAGTAGTGTCTCCTGTGGTAATTGTAGTGCTAAGAATATGTTTAATATTACCAATCCTCAAACAAGTATCACTCATAATTGGATAAACTTCACCTATAGTAGATAAACTATGAGTAGGATAAATAAACATCATTTTATCTACTGCAAAATTTGTAGGCATAGATGGTAATACAATTTCAGACCCTGAACTATTTTCAGAAGATACATTAGAAAAACTATTTTGAGCTACATAAGGTTCTGGGCAAGGTATCCATCTACCATTATTAGGATTATTTGACCCTGCATCTTGATTAGAATATTCTGACAGGGGACTATCTTTAAACCCATTATCTATATCTAATGTATCTACAAGATACCAATCTACATCATCTTCAGGATTCCAATAAATGTTAATTCCAGTAATTCTTGGATTTAAATCTGCCAATGATGATCCTGTATGCAATACTACTTGTATACCAGGACAAGTTTTCCCTGAGTTTTGTACTGCTTTTCTTGATTCAATTCCAATGTTTCCATTACTATCTCTTGCTAACGCAGACTCTTGAACATAGTCATAAAGAAAAGTAACAGTATATCGATCATGTGTTTTAAATGTAACATCTGCTAAATCAGGAATTAAAAGCTCATCTTGATCACTTGTACCATCAGGGAACGTAAGATATAAACCTACTTCATTCGCAGCGTTAATATCATCATCTTGATCCCAACTATATCCCATTCTAACAACAGTAGGAGGTGTTAGTTGTGCATCTTCTATTTTCCAATCATTAATTACTGCTTGCATAGGCGGTTTTTTAAATGCATATCCAGTTGTATAAGAAGATTCATCTGTTTTCCCTAACACATTTCTTTTAATATGTCCAAACCATTTCGTTTTATTAGAAAAACTGCCATCTGAAATTCTTAATACTTGATTATGTACTAAAAAATCATAGATAGGAGAAGAAGACCAACCTGTAGTAATATTGCTAAATGATCCACCTGTCCCTGTAGAAGTATCTTGTCTTTTGAGAACTGTACCATTACCATATACCCACCATGTAGTAGATGTATCTGCATCACTTGCATCTTTTTCCGTTCTATATACTACTAATTCTGTTTGTACATCTGTACCTGAACCTGAAGCACTTACAATTTGTTCACCTTTTGGTCTTTCTATTCTTCCAGGTTGTTTGTTAAGAACTTTTGTAAATTTAGTATACTGACTTTCAGATATATCAAAAGAGGATTGATTGGTTACTAACCCACCTGAAAAATTTCTTATTTGCAAACGAGGCATTAAAAGTCCTTGTAATTGATATTAAATTTTGGCTCACCTGCTCTACGCTGACGATCTAAAACTATTTTCTCCTTCCATTCATTCCATTCATTTTTAAAATAAGGAATTAAATTTATATCTCTTAATCTTTCTGCGACCTTCCATGATCCATAGTATACTAAACATTCATGGTATCGCGCATCTAGCATAGGAACATCACTACTACTAGATAATGCTGTAGGCAAGTGATAATAATATAATTTAATTTTTTTCCCCGAAGAAGGTCTAGGGAAAATACCAATATTAATATCATCAATATAGTATCCATATGCGCTAGGCATATTTAAAGATGCATTATCGCTAGAAATGTTATGTATCTGATCCATACCAATACGAGTCATTTTTTCGTCATCTAAATCCGCTCTATAAATACGAATTAAATTAGGAATTGCTGAACCTCCTCCTGGTGCGCCACTATTTTCATATACTTCCCATAAATCTAAATCGGTAACACCATTCCCATTAAATAATGCATAAGTTAATCGTACAACTCCATTCAAAGCAGATGTGTCCGTAGTAGCATATCCATAAAAAAGATTAGCTTCATCTGCTAATAGGTTTTGACCTTTATTAATTAAATCAGTTAATACTGAATCTGCAACAACAGAGGTATCATCTACCCCTGTAATATTTCTAATTTCTGCTCTTATTTCTGTTAAAGTCATAATGTCCTAAAGCGGGGCGAGCCGAAACCCGCCCCTTAGTTAGTTACTGATTAGAGGTCAGTCCTTGCTGTTAAATACTGCATAACTGCATAGTCTTTACTATTAAATGTGCTTCTAGCTACACCATAGATTTGACCAGCTGCAATACCAAGTTTGTTTCCATAATCAAAGGTTTTTTCAACCCAGCTCATGTCATCAACTTTAGCATGACAAGCAGCACCTGCACCTAAAAATAGGTTACGAGCATAAGCAACAGAACCTCCACCGCCATCTGCAGCAGTAGTAATTCCTTCATGCTCATGAACAATAACTCCATCATATACACCTAATGCTCCAGAAAAGATTGGATTATCTTCACCGCGGATATTGGCATATTGCTGTGCATTTCTCCAAGTAGAATCTTGTGCAAGATCATAAGCAGCTTCAGGATGAAGAAGAAGTACATAGTAATCTTTTCCGTCTACCCTGATTGGCTTCATCTTGTAGCTTTTGGTAGTACCAAGCATAGCCATTTTCTTTAACTTAGATATATCACCTGCTATTGCTAAATCAGCAGCAGCTAAGTTAGCTTTTGGATCAGATGCAGCGTATACAGAAGCAGAATCATCTGCTCTTAAGAATGCGCCTGCACCACTTGTGATAGTTAATTTATCAAAAATCTGTGCATCGTGATCTTCAGCATACTGTCTTTTTAACTGTGCAAGTGCTTCTGTACGATAATTGTAAAGAACTTTACTATCGTCAAAATTACCAGCATTAATCACACCAAATCGTCTTTGACTTGTTGTAACTACTACTTCGTGAGAAGAAAGAGATTGCTCATTATCCTCTAATGCACTATCACCAGTTATTGCTGTTCCTGTGTATCCAACTAATCCAAAAGTCATATCTTTACCTTTACCTTCAGGCATTGATTTTGATACGATCATGGATTCAAATGTGTCCCCAATGAACTTTGAGAAATAAATCTCCTTACCTACTTCGTAAGCAAGTTGTTTTGCCCATCTTGAAACGTTTAAAGCTGTATCCCAACTCATTTTACTACTCCTAGTTTATTATTGTGTATCAAGCAAAGCTTGCATCCGCACTTCTGGTGGCAATTTATTCCAATCACTTTGAGAAATAGAGTCAAAATCAATAGCAGTTTTATTCCCACCCGTAGCACTTGAAAGTGTTGTTGGCACTTGGTCGGCTTGAGTGAGTTTATCTGTTACTTGTTTAACTCCTTCGGTTTTCGCTTTACTCTTTTCTTTATTAATTGTCATTAACGTGTACGCATCATCAATTAGTGCAATACCGCGCTCATCTCCAAACTTTGCAACTGCGGTTAGTTCTTCGTTATTTAGATTAGGATGTTTTTTAATAAAACTATCAATCATTTCCTGTTGAGCATTTTTCGTTTTTCTTGCAGCTATCTCCCTTTCTTGTACTTTTCGCTCTTCTGCGAATTTACTTTCTATTTGTTTTGAGATATGTGGTAAGACCGAATTAATGTCATAGGGATCATACTCTGGTAGTTCTACTTCTGGCTCTTTTGGAGCTACGTTCATCTTAATCTCATCAAGGGATTTTCTTAACTCACCAAGTTCATTGGTTTGTCTTCCATTGAGTTCCCGAAGATTTCTATACGACTTGTCTGTTGTAGAAGCATACTCAACCAATTCATCTACCGAAGTAAATTCCTTCTCTCCGACTTTGAATGATTGTGGTTCTACGGCAGGTGTCTCTGCTGTCTGCTCACTTACATTTGATTCAGGGGAAACTTCGTCACTTGCTGTGCCTGCAATTTCCTTGGCTTCGTCTATGTAGTTCGTTTGTTCTTCCATTGTACCTTGTCCTTTTGTTAGGGGGTTGTTATTATGAGTTACGATTTACCCGTATTATTCGGCATTTGCCTTTGCTGCGCTTGCATTTGTGCGGATCGTTCCTCTTCAAATTTTTCTAGTATATCCCTACCCGCTTCCATATCAGAAAGCTCTACATATAGAGGGAATAAACTTGCGAATCCATT